TGGTTCGTATCCGTACTCTAAGTCGCAATGGCATGCGTACTGAATCAAGTCCACCATCGTTCCGATTCCTGCACGTGTCTGCTCATAAGCCGCGTTCACCCTTCCAAGCAGATCAGCAATCAAATCGCACTCGTCACTGTTGTCGACTTCTATCGTGCTGATGACGGATGCGCATTCAGCCAGCAGGCCACGCAGGACGGTGCGCTCGCCGTCTAGTTCTGCCAGCCTTTCCGCAGCTTCAGCAATTGCCGCGTTCGCCACTCCGTCGTCACATTGCACCGTGCGAGCAAGCTCGCGCATTGCAGACACGAGCGTTGATGTTTTCGTCCTTGGTGTCATTTCATGACCCTTGTTTCGTTGTCCAGCTTTCTGCCCACCGAATCACATCCGCCGCCTTGTACCGCGGATGCCCGCGCCTCAAGCTCTCTCGCCGCTCCACTAGTTCGCGGAGTCGTTGTAAATCTTCCTCAACTCCTCAACCTTGTCCAGTGCTTCGTCTTGTGTCGCATAAATGAGCGGGCCGTTTGAATCCGTGCAGGCCATCCACTGCCCCGGCCAACCAACGAGCATAGGAACGCCATCAGTAGTGTTGTAGTACAGAGGCCCTGTACCGTCGTGGTCCCTTATCAGACCCGTCTCCCATCGGCGAATCTGAACTTGATAGAAGACACGAAGGTTCTGTGACCCCAAAGATTCTGGGCTTGTGTCGAGCATCTCGACCATCTTGTACTGTGGATACTTTGTGGTCATCACTTTACTCCCACAGCGCCCTCACACCTTCTCCTCCCGGCATTCCTTGATCATCCTGTCGATCGCATCACGCAGCGACGGCCACTCTTCCGGGTTGATCATGATCTTCCCGATGTCCGCTCGTCCGCGCTGCCCGACCTCGACGAACTCCCCGGCAGCTTCGTCGACTATCTCGACAGTCGTCGCCATTTCGGAAAACTGTGGCTGCCCGACTGGCCCAACGAGAAGCGCCATAACTCTGGTCTCGTATTCTGCGATCACTTCTGATCTTCGTTGGCCAAAGCACCAGCAAGCGCCTGCTGATCGACAGCAGTCTGCTGCGGGATGGTGACGGGTTGCTTGTGGTCAAGCTGCGGATTTGTGATTTCGCCAGTTTGCTTGTCGACCACTTCAGGTGCTTCTTCCTCGACAACAAATCCGCCCTCAATCACCGCGCCTCGCCCACGGTCAGCGGCTTCCGACAGGGCTACAGCATTGGCGACCTCAATGCTGCACGGCATGTACTTGATGACTTGCAGAAGCGGAATCTTGCGGCAGTACATCTCCCAATCGCGGAAACTGTAGTGTTTCACGCCTTGCTTGTTGTACTTGTCCCGGTGCTTCTTGATCTTGCTGACGCGCCACAGTTCGATGATGGGCATAGTTGCGTCTTTCACCCATCCGATTGCGTATGCATGAGTGATGTCTTCCGGGTCGTCCAAGTCCGTCTCGTTGTGGATAACGAGGTCGCGCTTCGCTCCGTCGGTGAACGTGTACGCTTGATCCTTGAAGATCACGCCGGTGAACACCGTTCCGCGACCACTGCGGGACACCAAGTCGACAAGCCCCTTCCACCCGGGGACGAATGTGCAGGTCGTACCGTAGGGGACGAGAAAGCCGGCGCCGTTGACGCCAGGCTCCAGGCCAAGCTGGCCGGCGGTCATGATGCTGGCGGCAATGCTCTTGGTCGTGCAGCGTTGCAGAGCCTCACTGGTACTGAAAGCGGTCAGAGCGAGGCGCGCCATGCGGTCGGCGGTCAGGTGCTTCGGGAGAGCAAGCGTCATCTGCGGCTTTAGCTTGTCCATGAAGCTGGAAAACGCAACGACGGGAGACGGCTTCTTTTCCACTGTGGCGATTGACTTGAGTTCTTGTGCTGACATGATTCCTCCTTGTTACAGCTTGAGAAGCAGCGGGCGGTTGCCCGCTACGGTTTTCGTGTGGCGCTCGATCACTTCGACCGGAGCGCAAAGCTCGCTGGCAACTCCCATCCAGTCGGTTTTCCTACTTGATTTGTTGCTCTTCCACGTTGCGATTGGCCTGCCGTCGTACAGCAGCAGCGCGGCGTTGCCCATCGCGAGTTTGATCTGCGTCGAGACGCGCTCGATCGCTTTTTCTGCGTGTTTCGCCGTCTGCTTCTGGTAGTGCAACTCGCCAACCAGCCGCAGCAGTTCGTCGTCGGCCTCGGCAACCTCGCCGGCGTCCTTCGCATACAGCCACCGCACGTCTTCAGCCGTCTGCGGGTCTGGAGGGTTGCGATCCTGTACGCGCTGCCAGAATGCAAGCTCCTTCGCGCGGATTCCGGCGATGGTTTCGTCGTCGCGAACAATCTCATGGATGCGCAGGTCGTCGGCGCCGATCAGCGCAGCAACGATGCACCGCCGACGCTTTATGACCATCAGTCCATGCATGGCCTGTGCAGCGTAGTAGATCGGGATTTCGTCGCTTCCAGGTTCGCCCCATGCCTTCGCGGCGAACGGGTGCACGGTCTTTATTTCGACGTTGCACTGTTCGCCGTCGACCCCCAACTCAAGGTCAATTTCGGCGGCAAGGAACGGGAATTCTTTGTCCTGATACCGCCTGTTTCGTCTAATAACCTCAACGTCGTGATCTTGGTGACGCAGTTCGTCGACAATCATCTCGACAACGACAGGCTCCCACCGCTTGCCGCGTGCGAAGATGCGCTGCTTCTGCGGCGTCACATCCTCGACGTATGCGCCGATCTTCTCCTGATACAGTTGGTAGGCGCTTTTCCACGGAGACACACCAAGAATCGCCGCCGTGTCGCTTCCGCCAATGAACTGCGTGCGGTCGATGTCGTCGCTCATTCCCACATTCCTCCGGCCAGTTCGTACAGGTTGGTCCTCGCCAGGTCGTAAGCAGGCCAGTCGCGACGGCACACGGCAGCCTCGGCCTTATCGACGTAGAGCTTTGCTTGGTCGATGAACTCAATGGCCTCTTCGACTTCGCTTTTCGGCTCGTTGTCGTTGCGCGGATCGCCGTGGTTGCCGATCGGTGGCCACGTCGCAGGGTCGCCGAAGCCCGGCATGTGGCCACTCATTTCAGAATCTCCACGATGTCCTCGTCTTCTGGAAGGCGACCATGCACGAACACCTGTCCGTTGTCAGTTCTTGTTTCAAACGCACCGTTTGGGTACTTGATTAGGTGCGGACACTCTGTCGGCCCGACATACGTCAAGATCGTGCCGTGCTTTGTGATAAGCCTGTCTCCAGGCTTGCAAGTTCTCAAATCGACGCTCATATCGCAGGTCTCATGTGACCGACAACAAAATACGGATACCCGTTGGCAGAATTTACCCCGGAGACAACATGCAAAACGATCCTTGACTCACCGTAGAGATACGACACTACTGACGTTAGCCAGTCTGCAGAGTGTCGAACCATGCCGAGCCTGTTCGCGTTATCGCGAGCCTCCCGCATCTTGTCGCGACCCCACCATTGCTCCAGCCTGTCGCTGTAGTCGTATGACAGTCCAGATGACGCAAACCCGAAGACTGTCTGCTGATGCTGGAACGCAGGGTCAGAGTAATGAGGGAACAACTGCAGAGGCTCGTCTCTCTCTGTAACGACGACAGGTTTGACACCTTTCTTCATGCCACCATACCTGCCATATGGATCAATAAGCTCGTGTCTGATCATATCTTGCTCCCGATGCTGATCATCCCGGCCTGCCGGACAGCCTCCCTAGCATCCTCCATCTGCCCGCTGCGCAGGATCGCCAGCAGCTCGGAGTCGTCGCGGTACGAGCGCAGGCCGTCGAGGATTATCCACGCCTTCTGCAGTGCGTCGCGCATCTGGCGCATGGTCGCTTCGTCGGCGTGCTTCGCAGCCGGCGGGTACGGGATGTCGAAGCGCGCTCCGCTCAGGAACTCGGCGCAGTCCTCGTCGCATATCGGCCGCGTGCCTTCGTACTCGCGGTTGAACTTGGTGGCTGTGAATGGCTGCGCGCTCACAGGAACACCCCGATCACCGTGTCGATGAGCGCGTACACCAGAACGGTGACGCTCAGGACAAACGCCACGACATCGCCAAGCCGTGGGTTTCCTTCAAGATGCGGCAGCCGGCGCGCCTCGATTGCACGCTGTTGCGCGA